CATCATCAGTTTCCTTTAAAGAAGGTCGCAAATATGTAATTCTTGATGAAGCAGACTATCTGAATCCAAATTCAACACAGCCCGCACTTAGAAATTTTATGGAAGAATTTTCAAAGGGCTGTGGTTTTATTTTTACTTGTAATTACAAAAATAAAATTATTCCAGCACTTCATTCAAGATGCACAGTCGTAGAATTTGATATTAAAAATTCTGATAAAGCAAAACTTGCTATGTGTTTTATGAAAAGGTTAGAAGACATTCTTAAAACCGAAAATATAAAATACGATAGACAAGTTATAGCACAAGTAATTCAAAAGTATTTTCCAGATTGGCGAAGAATTATCAATGAAATACAAAGATATTCTGTTTCTGGCGAAATAGATTCTGGTATTCTTCAAAATCTATCAGAAATTTCAATTTCTAAATTAATACCTTTGATTAAATCTAAAAATTATTCTGAAATGAGAAATTGGTTATACAGTAATTCTGATATTGATGCAGAACAATTTTTTAGGGCTTTTTATGAACATTCTTCTAAATATTTTAAGCCAGAAAGTGTTCCTCTTCTTATTGTATTGATTAATAAATATCAATATCAGCACTATTTTGTTGCTGACCCTGAAATTAATTTAATGTCTTTTTTGATTGAAACTATGGTGGAAACAGATGTCATATGATTGGTCTTATGAAAATAGTATTCTTCAAACAAAACAATATTCAGAACCAAATTTGAAAGAACAATATTCTAAATACAGAACAAACACTGTTCTTTCAAATTATGTAGATACTGTATTATATGCTAATGAAATGAATATGTTTCCTTTCATAGACGATAAAATGCACTATGATTATTTGTTCAATTCTATCAGACCTAAGAAAAGGTTTTTCAAAAGAAAAAAACAGGTAAATCATTCTAATATTTCATTAATTTCTGAATATTATAAATACAACCGTAAGAAAACTTTAGAGGCATCCAAAATTCTTACAGAAAATCAAATAAAAATAATAAAAGAAAAATTAGAAAAAGGTGGAATTCCATGAGTTTGATAGATACATTTATTGAAGTATCATTACCTGAAGCGGAAGATTTTTTGAAAGTAAAGGAAACACTTACTAGAATTGGAATTGCTTCAAGAAAAGAAAACAAATTATACCAATCTTGTCATATACTTCACAAACAAAACAAATATTATATAGTTCATTTCAAAGAATTGTTTTCTTTGGATGGAAAACCTACAGAATTTTCTGAAGAAGATAAAGCAAGAAGGAATACTATTGCTAATCTTTTGAAAGAGTGGGGTCTAATTAATATTTTGAAACCAGAATTAATTGAATCTCCAAAAGCACCCATGGGTCAGATTAAAATTATTTCTCACCAAGAAAAGAAAAATTGGGTTTTAGAGGCTAAATATAATATAGGAAAGAATCGTAGGTGATGAATGTTTAATTTTATTATTAAAAAGAAAATTGAAACACCAGCCGAAGAAAAATTGGATGAAATAAAAAATATTTTATTCCCTCCTTTAAAATCTTTTGTTGACAAAGAAAGAAATAAGTTTCATATTGACTATTCTGCTGATACAAATTTAACTTCTGTTCTTCTTGATTTAGAAGAAGGTTTTAATGATGAAACAGCACAAAAAACTATAAAAGGTGTTATAGACCAATTAGATAAAGTTAGAAAAATATTAGAATTTTATCAAAAATTGGATTCGGATGCTAAATATGTTGTGTCTGATGACTATGAAAATTTAGAAAAAGAACTTGACAGACAGAAAGATTATTGATAATATATACTATATTAAATGGTTTTCCACCTAACGCACAAGGTGTGCGGCAGCACTGTTAATGCTCGTGAGCTTGGTTCGATTCCAAGAGGTGGAGCTTGCACCCATTGACAGTTAAGTATCGAACTATTAAAAATAATAGCGAATACATTAATTGTCAATGGGGATTACTGAATGCGGATATAGTATATTGGTATTATGTCTGGCTTCCAACCAGAAGAAAAAAGTTCGATTCTTTTTATCCGCACCAACATTGAAAGGGAAAAAATGAGATTACTTGCATTTACAACTGTGTTAATGGTTAGTTTATTTTTAGTAAACCCAGCTTCAGCCAAATCTGAAGATTGTGTATTAACAATTAATCCTTTAAGATGGGTTTCTTGTGTTTTTACACCATTAGAACCTGAGTGGGAAGGTGAAGGTGAGGGAGATTTTTAATGGCCCATGAACGAAAAAATAGACCAAGAAAAGGCCGTAGAAAAATTGGTAGTGCTAAAAGGAGAGCGAGAGCTTTAAACAAAAAGAGGTAATATTATGAAAAATATTTATTATGTATTTATTGTTTTTATTGGTATTTTAGTAACACCCTTTGAGTCTAAAGCAAATATTAAATTTGATGTTAATGGTAGAGTTGTTTCACAAAAACAGAAAAAAACTTCAAATAGAAATATTTATTCTAAAAGAACTAAAAGAACTAAAAGATTTTTCAAATCAAAAGTTGGAAGAACACATTTAGTTCGTTGGAAGAACCATAGAATGCCAGCATCTGTTGCTAATAAATTAAAAGAAGTAGAAAGAAAATTTGGCAAAGTGACTATTCTTTCTTCTTGTCGTCCTGGTGCAGTTGTAAAAAAATCAGGACGACCTTCTATGCACAGATATTGTCGTGCTGTAGATTTCAATCCACCAAGAGGAAAATATAGACAAGTTGCTAATTTTTTGAAATCAACTTGGAGAGGTGGTGTTGGAACTTACTCTGGAAGACATCATCATATTCATATTGATGACAACAGAGGAAGATGGCATAATTAAAGGAAATATACTATGTATGAGAGAAATGCTATTCTTGATGATTTAAGAAGTTGGGTTGTTGAATTTACATTAAAAAATAATGTTGTGTTCAGAGGCACATTAAAAGATGAGCATTTGCCCGATAATTTTAAATCACAAAAAAACATAGAAGAACAATTTCATTTAGAAAATCCAAATAAAATTAATTGTTTTGGTATTGTTCAGAGACGATGGATTTCATTTGATATTAATGATGTTCTTTATGTACAATTGATTGATTCCTATTAATATGATAACAGGAATAACATTTAGTGCATTTGACCTGCTTCATGCAGGTCATATTCTTATGTTAAAAGAATGTAAACAAAATTGTGACTTTTTGATAGTAGGTCTACACACAAATCCTTCCTTAGAAAGACCTGAAAAAAATAAACCCATACAATCAATATATGAAAGATATTTACAGCTTAAAGGTTGTAGATATGTTGATAAAATCATACCTTATGAAACAGAGGATGATTTAATTAATATTTTATTAAGTGAAAACATAGACATAAGATTTGTTGGTGAGGATTATAAAGATAAATATTTTACAGGTATTCATATACAAAATATTAAAATTTTTTACAACAAAAGAAAACACAAATTTAGTTCTACAAATCTAAGGAATAAAATTAAAAATGCATAAAGCAGTATTTTTTGATAGAGATGGGGTTATTAATAAATTAGTAAAAAGAGAAGATGGGTCACTAACTTCTCCTTGGAAATATAATGAATTTGAGTATATGCCAAATGTTAAAAAAGCAATCAGTCTTATCAAATATCTTGGATATAAAACTTATATTGTGACCAACCAACCAGGTATTCACGATAAGAATATGTCAAAATATGATTTGACATATATATCATATAATGTTAAAAAACAATTAGGTGTAGATAGAATTTTAAATGCTTTAGATAGAACATCAGACTGGTATAAACCAAAAAATGGTATGCTTGAATGTATCATACATGATGACAATATTGATAGGGCAAAAAGTTATATCATTGGTGATAGATGGAAAGATATTGTTCCAGGCATAGACAGTGGTCTTATAACAGTATTTTTTGGTGAAAAATATTATGTCCCTGATAGTTATAAAGATTATCAGCCAGATTTTAAAATAAATGATGTTATGGATTTATATAAATTAATATGTGGAAAGAGAACATGAAAACAGCTATTGTGACAGGAGCTTATGGATATATTGGCTCTGTTTTGACTAAGTTATTGAAAGAAAATAATTATTTTGTAATTGGTATAGATGATAAATTACAAAACAATTTCTTACAGAGAACAAAGTATTGTGATTATTTTTTAAACAAAGATTTTGTATCAGATGAATCTTTAGACATAATTAGAAACAATAAAAATGCTTCTATTTTTCATTTAGCAGCAAATAGTTTATTAGGGCCAAGTGCTACAGAACCACTTAAATATTTTGAAAATAATACTTCAAAAACATTAACACTATTAAAAAGCATTTCTCCAAAAAATAATATTGTTTTTGCTAGCACAGCAGCAGTTTATGCTGTCTGTGATAAAGCTGTTACAGAAAATAGTAAAATAGACCCTCCTAACAATTATGGGCTAAGTAAGTTGTTTTCTGAAAAAATGATGGAATCAGTATACAATATTCAAAATAATAAAATCATTTCATTTAGATTTTTCAATGTTATTGGTGCATATGATGATGTTGGTCAAGAGTTGGGCACCCCACATATTGTAAGTCAGCTTTGTGAAAGTGCTATAAAAAATAAAACATTTTATATTAATGGAAATAATTATCCTACTAAAGATGGAACTTGTGTTAGAGATTATTTGTCTGTTATTGATGTGTGTAGAGCTTTGATACATGCAGATGAATTTTTAGACAAGCAAAATAATAATTTTTATGATGTATATAATTTAGGTTCTAATAAAGGAACTTCAGTAAAGCAGATAGTTGATATTTTTAATAAAGTATGTAAAAAGGTTGATGTTAAATATCAAGAAAAAAGAGTTGGCGACCCTCCATTCTTAGTTGCCAATCCAGATAAATTTATAAAAAATACTAAATTTTCATATAAACATAATGAAAGCAATTTAGAAGAATTGATTGAATCGGCATGGAGATATTATAATGACTAATGGTTTTGAAGAGAATGAGATTTCTAAAAAATCTTTTGGTGGCACAGAGCAAGTTAAAAGAATGATTGCTTCAAAAATGCCAGAAGATATTATGGACAATTTTCAAGTTATATGTTCTAGAGTTAGAGAAATTCAAGAAGATAAAATTAGAGTTTATTGGCTACATGATTTACCAGAAGACCCTGAGACTAATCATTTAAGAGAAGAGAATAGTAGAAACAGATTTCATAAATTTGTATTTTGTGGCAATTGGCAATATAATAGATACATGGATATGCTCGGAATGCCAAAAAATGACAAATGTGTAGTGTTAGATACTCCTATAGAACCATTTGATAATGTAGAAAAATCTAAAGATGAAATTAGATTAATGTATACATCTACACCACAAAGAGGATTAGAAATACTAATTCCTGTTTTTGAAGAACTTTCTAAGCGTTATGATAATTTATATCTTGATGTTTTTTCTAGTTTTGAGATTTATGGATGGAATGAAGCTAATAAGCCATATGAACATTTATTTGAAGTATGTAAAAATCATCCAAAAATTGTTTATCATGGATTTAAACCAAATGAAGAAGTAAGAAAAGCATATGAAAAAGCACATATTTTTGCTTATCCTTCTATATGGCCAGAATGTAACAGCAGAGCTTTAATTGAAGCTATGAGTGCTGGGCTTCTTTGTGTTCATCCTAATTATGCTGGTTTATCAGACACTTCAGGTAATTTAACTGTTATGTATCAATATGAAGAAAATAAATTAGACCATGCCAATAAATTTTTACAAGTATTGGACCATTCAATAAAAATCGTAAATGAAAAATCTGATTCTTTAGAAAATTATCTTAGATTTGTTAAAGCTTATGCTGATAATAGATATAATGTATCAAAAATTTCTAATCAATGGATTGACGTATTACAACAACTTATTCAAAAGTATCCTGATTCTGAATCAAGAAAAATACCCCCAGAAAAATTTGTATATAGAACATGATAGTAACAAAAACGCCATTAAGGGTTAGTTTTTTTGGTGGTGGGAGTGACATACCTGAATATTATAATAATAATGAAGGTATGGTGGTTTCCACCTCTATTGATAAATACATCTACCTTGCTATCAATAAATGTGAAAGCGAGCATATAAGGTTAACGTATTCTACTATGGAATACGTTAAAAAATTAGATGATTTAAAACATGACAGAGCTAAAAAAACTCTTGAATTGTTTGGAGTAGAAAATAATATTGAAATATGTAGTTTTTCTGCTGTGCCTACAAGAGGCACAGGTCTTGGTTCTTCATCAACTTTTACAGTTGGTCTTATAAACGGTATTAGTTATTTAAAAAATAGAAACCGTTTAACGAAAAGAGAATTATCAGAACTTGCGTGTTATATTGAGATAGAAAAATGTAATGAACCAATAGGCAAACAAGACCAATATGCTGCTGCTTATGGTGGTCTGAATGTTATAAGGTTCAGTAAAGATGGTATATCTATAAATAAGTTAGATATAAATTGTTTTGAAGAATTAAAAAAGAATATATTCATTTTTAATACTGGAATTAATAGACAAGCTTCTTCAATTCTTGATGAACAAGTTAAGTCTTTGAAAAATAAAGTTAATTTTGAAAATACAAAAAATATAGTAAATATGGCTAAAGAATCTGTTAAATTGTTAGAAAAAAATAAACTTAATGATTTTGGCAATTTGTTAAACGAATCTTGGGTTGTAAAGAAAAAATTATCATCTAATATATCAAATTCAACTATTGATGAAATGTATGATACGGCATTAAAATCTGGTGCATTGGGTGGTAAAATTTTAGGTGCTGGTGGTGGTGGCTATCTCATGTTATATGTTCCTGAGAAAAACCATAATAAGCTATTGAATAATATGAAAAAATATAAAAGATTTGAATTTAATTTTGAAAATAACGGTTCAACTTTGGAGGAAATTTGATGCTTTTGAAAGAATATTTTGATGATTTAACTAAGGCCATTGAATCAGTTGATGAAAACGAACTTAATAATTTTATAGATATAATTAGATATCATGTTAAACATAAATTCCCCATTGTAATTTTTGGAAATGGCGGTTCTTCTGCTATTTCAGAACATCTTTCATGTGATTTTATGAAATGCATAAGAGATTCTAATAGTGATTTAGAACCATATGTTATTAATCTTTCCTCTAATGTTTCTACTATGACAGCATTATCTAATGATTTTTCATATGAAGATGCATATGCTAAACAAATTGAATGGATGCCATTTAAACATGCTCTAATTATTGCTATATCATCAAGTGGTAAATCTGCTAATATCGTAAAGGCTTTAGAAAAAAGTTCAGAACGGGGATATAATAGCATAGGTCTTGTTGGATTTGATGGTGGTGAAGTTAAAAATAAAAATCTATGTAATTGTTTGATTCATGTAAAATCAAATGATTATGGGATTGTTGAAGATTCACATCATATTCTAATGCATTATATTTCAAAAAAATTATCAAAAAAATAAAGGAAAATATATGGATAATATAATCCAATTTCCAAAAAAAAGTAAAAAACAATTTGTTAAAGAAGAAATAAATGAAGAATTGATGAAATCTAATATATTAGATATTAAATTGACACATATCAATGAAGCTTTGGTGGTAATATTACCACAGCTTTTTAGTAATATAGATATGGTAGGTGCATCTGCTACAGATATTGATTTAGATGAAATAGATGATGCGAAAGAAATTAACTTGATTGCAGAATCTATTCGTGCTATACTATACAAATATTATAACATTTCTCATCCATTCCAAAAATTGGCTGAAAATTTATTTGAAATAGATGAAAATGATAACATTAGAATATCAAGAAAAATTGAAATAGATTTTTCTGATGAATATGGAGAAAATATAAATATTTAAAATGATTATCGTGGATATAAACCAAGTAATGATTTCCAATTTTATGATGCAAATTGGAAATCATACAAATTCTAAAATAGAAGAAAACATGCTAAGGCATATGATTTTAAATTCTTTAAGGTCTTATAAAGTTAAATTTGGTTCTGAATATGGTGATATGATTATTGCTTGTGATGCATCTAATTGTTGGAGGCGTAGTGAATTTCCATATTATAAGGCGAACAGGAAAAAGAAAAAAGAAGAGTCAGAAATTGATTGGAAAACATTTTTTAGTTTTATGGAAAAAGTTGTAAGTGAAATTAAAGAAAATTTTCCATACAAAGTGATTCATGTGGATACTGCTGAAGCTGACGATGTTATTGCTTCTCTAATCAAAAAGTTTTGTGAAGAAGATAAAACAGAAAATGAAATTTTGATTTTATCAGCAGATAAAGATTTCATTCAATTACATAAGTATAAGAACGTTAAACAATATGACCCAGTGAGAAAAAAGTGGTTAAGTCATCAAGACCCAGAATTATATCTCAAAGAACACATATTAAAAGGTGATAGTGGTGATGGAGTTCCAAATATTCTATCATCAGATAATTGTTTTGTTATTGGACAAAGACAAACTCCTTTGACAAAAAAGAAAATAGAGACTATTTTGAATTTAAAAGAAGATGAGCTAAGTGATAGTCTAAAAAGAAATTATTTTAGAAATAAAAAACTTATTGATTTAACACAGTTACCTAATTCAATATATGAAAATATTATTTCTGAATATAATAAAGAGCAAGTAATTGATAGAAAAAATCTAATCAATTACTTTATGAAAAATAAACTAAACAATTTAATTGAACATTTATCGGAGTTTTAAATGCCTGTAATTTCAACATATGAACTTTTAGAAAAAATTGGAAAGTTGAGAAAGACTGAACCAAAAATTGAAGCATTGAGGAAAAACGATTCATATATTTTGAGAGTTGTTCTTCAAGGTGTTTTTGACCCTAATGTTAAGTGGTTGTTACCTCCAGGTATTCCGCCTTATACACCAAATGAACTTGTTGATTTAGAACATGTTTTAATAAATGAAGCTAAAACTATTCTGTATTTTATTGAAGGTTTTTATGATATTCCTGATATGAAGAGAGAAATGATGTTTATAGAACTATTAGAAAAAGTTGATAAAAAAGATGCAGAACTTTTATGTGCTATTAAAGATAAGAAATTGCCATTTCCAGGTATCACTATCAAACATGTAACCGAAGCTTTTCCAGGTATGATTGCAAATGTCTAAGAATAAAAGAAAAAATAGCTACGATTCATACGATGATTATGATGATATGTATGATGATTCATCTTATCGTCAAGAAAAAAGAGACAGAAGAAAACAAAGAAAACTTAAAAATGCATTAAAAACAAGAAATCTTGACGAATTGATTAATTATGAGGATGAATACTAATGCCAACATATTCTTTTAAAAATGAAAATACAGGTGAAGAATTTACAGAATTTATGAGTATTTCAGAAAGAGAAAAATTCCTATCTGAAAATCCTCATATAACACAATTGGTTTATGGAGCACCCCTGATTTCATCAGGGGTCAATATGAAGCCGGACCAAGGGTTTAGAGACTTGCTTAAAGATATGAAAAAGAAACACTCTAGAGGGATATCACAGTCAACTATAAACACTTGGTAAAAAATAAAACAACAGACAAAAGGATTCTATATGGCCACTAAAAAAGATAGAAGAAGTCGCCAAGAAAAAACAAGTTTATCATTAAAAAGAATAGAACCTTTGACTGAAAATCAAAAAATAGCATTCGATTCGTATTATCAAGGAAAAAATTTACTACTTCACGGAATAGCAGGAACAGGTAAAAGTTTTATATCAATTTATTTGGCATTGAATGAATTGATGAATAATTCTTATAATGAATATGATAAATTGGTTATTATAAGAAGTGTTGTTCCTACAAGAGATATGGGATTTCTACCAGGAAGTGCCAAAGAAAAATCTAAAATGTATGAAGCACCTTATTATGCTATTTGCACAGAACTTTTTGGTCGTGGTGATTCTTATGAATTGTTGAAAAATAAAGAACTTATAGAGTTCCAGACAACTTCTTTTATTCGTGGTATAACATTTAATAATTCCATTATAATAGTTGATGAGATGGCAAACTGCACATTACATGAACTTGATTCTGTCATTACAAGAATAGGCAAAAATTGTAAAATAATGTTCTGTGGTGATTTCAGACAATCAGACTTTGTAAAAGATAATGATAAAAAAGGTTTGATGGACTTTCTTAGAATTATAAGAAAAATGGATTCTTTTGAATTTATTGATTTTGATGAAAATGATATTGTAAGAAGTAATTTGGTGAAATCGTATATTATAGAAAAAGATAGGTTAGGAATTGTCTCGTAAAATTTTTAAACATAATTTTGTTAAACCTATTGAATTAGGTGAAGAATACATTGATGGTAAAAGGCATTATGTATTAGAAGATGGAACAAAATTAAAATCTGTAACAACCGTCTTGTCAGAGAAATCTGACAAGACTTTTTTGGAAAACTGGAAAAGAAAATTAGGTGAAGAAGAATCTCAAAAAGTAATTACTCAAGCAAATAGGCGTGGTTCTTCTGTTCATTCTCTAGCAGAAAGATATATTCTAAATGAAGAAGACTACATTAAAAAAGAAATGCCTGTAAATGTAGATACTTTCAATCAAATAAAAAAATATCTTGACAAATATGTTGATGATGTGTATGGTATTGAATTGCCATTATATTCAAAAACATTAAAAACAGCAGGAAGAACAGATTTAATTGCTGAATATTGTGGCGAGACATCTATAATTGATTTTAAAACATCTAGAAAAGTTAAAAAAGAAGAATGGATTCAAAACTA